GCGCTGGCGGCGGTCGGATAAAATCCTGGAAGTCAGCCGGGGGCCGGTGAAGAACTATTTTGAGGTCTTTGGCGGAAAGGATGAGAGTAGCTTTGCACTGATCCAAGGGCGAACGCTGGCGGGAGTGTTGCTGGATGAAGTGGTGCTTATGCCGGAGAGCTTCGTCAATCAGGCATTGACCCGCTGCTCTGTGGACGGGGCGAAAATATGGTTTTCCTGCAACCCTGGAAGCCCACAACACTGGTTTTATCTGGACTGGATACAGAGACATGAGGAGAGAAACGCCCTGTATCTGCACTTCGAGATGACGGACAACCCAGGGCTGAGCGAAAAGACCCTGCAAAGATACCAGGATATGTTTTCCGGGGTATTCTATGACCGCTATGTGCGCGGACTGTGGGTACTGGCAGAGGGCCTGATTTACCCCATGTTTACCGATAGCAGCATTGTAGATACTGTTCCGGACAGAGGTGAGTATTACATCTCCTGTGACTACGGCACGCTGAATCCTTTTTCTGCCGGGCTATGGTGCTGGGACGGGAAAATAGCCACCAGAATTAGAGAGTATTACTATTCTGGACGGGATGAGCGCTCCAACAAGACAGACGAGGAATATTACACAGAACTGGAGAATCTGGCCGAAGATTTGCATATCAAATCGGTCATTGTAGACCCTTCGGCGGCCAGTTTCATTGAAGTCATCCGGCGGCATAAGCGTTTCACCGTCAAAAAGGCCGTCAACGATGTTTTGCCGGGGATCATGACAACGGCCAGATACTTGCAGGACGGAACGATCAAGATCCATCGGTCCTGCAAGGACGCGATTCGGGAGTTTGGCCTATATAGATGGGATGAAGAGTCCACAGAAGACAGGCCCATCAAAGAAAACGACCACGCTATGGACGATACAAGATATTTTGTGATGACCATTCTTCGCCACAAGGTGGGGAAGGAGCAATACATACCTCTTTATGCGCGGAGGTGAGACATTGAGGACATATCAAGACCTGCTGGCGGTGGGTGAGAACGAGAAAGACCGCATGGAATTTGTGCGGGGCGCAGTAAGAGACCATACCTCCAGCGATGACTATAAAATTGCCGCCGCTGCGGAATCGTACTACGCCAAGCGAAACCAAACCATTGTAAAATACCAGAAATTCCTGTACAACTCAAACGGTCAGGCGTATCCGGATTTGTTTTCCGCCAACTACAAAACTCGGACCTTAATGTTCCGGCATTTTGTAATCCAGCAGGTGCAGTATGTGCTCTCAAACGGGGTGAGTTTCGGGCAGGGCGGCACCAAAGACCGGCTGGGCAGGGATTTCGACAACCGGCTCCAACAGCTGGCGAAAAAGGCGATGGTGGACGGCGTTGCGTTCGGCTTCTGGAACCTTGACCATCTGGAAGTGTTCCCCTTCGCGGACACGCCGCACGCGCCCGGATTTGTCCCGCTCTACGACGAGGAGGATGGGAGCCTGAAAGCGGGTGTGCGGTATTGGAGCTTAAACGGCGCGGAAACAAAGCGTTACACCCTGTACGAGATGGACGGCTACACCGAATATATCCAGAAAAAGAACGAGGATATCCAGATCCGGCAGCCGAAGCGGCCGTACCGGCAGACTGTCCGGGTGGATGCAACGGGCGAGGAGACGGTGGAGGCCGGGGACAATTACCCGGGCTTCCCCATCATCCCGATGTACGCCAACGACCTGCGGGAATCGGAGCTTGTCGGGGTGCAGGAATCCATCGACTGCTACGATTTTATCAAAAACGGGCTGGCGAACGAGATCGATGACAGCAGCGGCGTTTACTGGGTACTGAAAAACTCGGGAGGAATGGATGATTTAGACATTGCCCGATTCTTGGACCGGATGCGCACGCTGAGGGCGGCAGCCGTCGATAGCGAGGACGGCGGCGGGGCGGAGGCCCATACGCTGGATATCCCGTATGAAGCGCGGTCGGCCATGCTTGACCGGCTGCGGAGCGACCTGCACGAGGACTTCCAGCTTGTGGACATGGAGAAGATCATGTCCGGCAATCTGACCGCTACGGCCATCCGTATGGGCTACCAGAGCCAGGATGACAAGTGCGGCGACTTTGAGTATTGCATTCGAGACTTCATCGGCAAGCTGCTGAAGCTGCTTGGAATAGACGACACGCCGTCCTTCCAGTGGAACCGCATTGCGAACCAGTTGGAGGAGACACAGACGGTTCTCACCGCTGCCACATACCTGGATGATGAAGCAATCCTTCGGCACCTTCCCTGGCTGACTCCAGAGGAAGTGGACGAGATTTTGAAGCGAAAAGACGCGGAGGGATTGGAGCGGCTTGGGGTGAGCAACAATGGATCAGGCGCACAGATGGACGGAACAGGAGCTGCAACGGCTTGAGCGCCGCATTGCCAGTGTTTACCGTGAAGCATGGGATGATCTGGAGAAAACCGTCATTGATTACTTTGAACGCTTTCAAGAGCGGGACGAACAGATAAAAAAGCTGGTCGGAACCGTTCAAAACGGAAAAGAGTGGACGGAGCATGATTATCAGCAATGGAGATTGAACCAAATCGGTAGAGGTGAACGGTTTGACGATTTGGCCGTAAAGGTTGCGGAGCGGTACACAAAGGCGAATGAAACCGCAATAGCCTATGTCAATGATGATACGCCGTCTATTTACTCCCTGAACCGCAATTATGCGGCATACACTATCGAACAGGTGGCAGGTGATGTGGGGTTTACGTTATGGGACGAGCAGACCGTAAAGCGGCTGATTGTGGAAGAGCCAGACCTAATGCCATATTACCCGCCGGAGAAAGCGGTCAAGCGCGGGATCGACCTGGCATACGGAAAGAAGCAAATTACCGCCTCTGTAACAAGCTCCATTTTGCAGGGGAGAAGCATAAAAGGGATTGCAGACGATCTGCAGAACCGAATATCGGACATGAACCGGACAAGCGCCGTAAGAGCCGCAAGGACTGCCGTCACAGGCGCGGAAAATGCCGGGAGGATGGACAGCTATGTGGCCGCTGCAAAGATGGGCATAAAGATCCGTAAACGCTGGATAGCCACGAAGGACAGCAGAACCAGACACAGCCACGCCATGCTGGACGGCAAGACCGTGGATTATGACAAGCCTTTTGTGTCCGACCTTGGCAGCGAGATGATGTTCCCGGGAGACCCGCAGGGGGCAAAGCCAGGAGACCTGTACAACTGCCGTTGCAGTATGCGGACGGTGGAAGTGGAAGGAATAGAAGCGGAGCCGCGCCAAATGCGCGTGAAAGGGCCTGATGGAAGGTATGTACTGGTCAATGAAATGACCTATCAGGAGTGGCAGGAGTGGGTGAAAAGCCGTGGAAATTGATATTGTAGACAATTCTGCATTAGTTCAGGAGGCGTTCCACACCGCCTGCCTGCGGGCATTAGAACGATGTGGCATGGAGGCGGAAGGATACGCAAAAGACCTTGTCCCAGTGGATACGGGGAATCTGCGAAACAGCATTTCCCACAAAGTGGATGATGGAGAACCGGCGGTGTACATTGGGTCCAACACCTCGTACGCTCCGTACGTTGAATTGGCGACGGGCATATACGCGGAGGGAGGTAGACCGACACCATGGGTGTACCAAGACGCAAATGGGAATTGGCACTGGACACGCGGCAATCGGGCACAGCCGTTTTTGAAACCGGCGGTGGCCGACCACGCGCAAACCTACCGGAATATCATAGAGGATGAGATGAAGAATGACTAGACAATTCACATTATCAAAACAGTTAACATATATTCAAGACGGGAAAACATATGATCTCTCTGGAAATGAAGTCATTTTCAAAAGAATGGATGAAGATTGCGAGCAAGATTGCGTTCTTTTACAAAATGATAAGTACATTTCTCCGTGTTCTTTTTGTAAGTTTGGATTTATGGGGAAAGATTCATGCAAAGGGAATTGTGCGTGTTTAGCATTTGGCAGATACGTTGAAGAATTAGAAAATGCTTATGAAAATGGATGAAAAAGCCTGGGTCATTATCAAGGCCATCATCTCAAAAGGAAACGATGCTGTTGTCCGCAAAAAGGGCGATGGGTACATCGTTCTGGAGGACAAACGAACAATTCAATATCAATCCTCTAACTGATTGGAGTTAGAGAAGGGCCATTGGGGTCAACTTGTAAGGATTTCTTACAGGTTGGTCCCTTTTTTATTTGGTAAAACCCGCGAAGCACAGCGGTTTTTATATCACAGTCGCCCCGAAGAAACGGGCCGAAGAAAAGGAGACTGATTATGAGTTTAACCAGACGTGCCCTGAAAGCGATGGGCATCGACGAGGAAAAGATCGACGAGATCATTTCCATGCACAGCGAGACCGTGGACGGCCTGAAAGCGGACGTTGCGAAGTATAAGGCCGACGCAGAAGCCCTGCCCGAAGTACAGAAGCAGTTGGAAAAGGCGCAGGCGGATCTGGAAGCGGGCAAGAAAGACTCGTGGAAAGTGAAATATGAGGCCATCAAAGAGGAATTTGACGGCTACAAGACCGAGCAGACCAAAAAGGAGAGCCACGCGGCCAAGGAAAAGGCTTATCGGACGCTCCTGCAAGAAGCCGGGGTAAGCGAGAAGCGCCTGGAGTCCGTTCTGCGGGTCTCCGACGTGGACAGTGTGGAGCTGGACGAAAAGGGGGCCATTAAGGGCGCTGACAAGCTCACGGAGAGTATCAAGAGCGAGTGGGCGGACTTTATTACCACTACGCAGACCAGAGGCGCAAGCACCTCCAATCCCCCAGTAAACAACAACGGCGGCGCAATGACAAAGGCCGACATCTACAAAAAGGATGACCATGGCCGGTATGTGCTGTCCGCCGCAGAGCGTCAGAAGGCGCTCATGGAAAATCAAATCACTTGAAAGGACTGAATTGAATGGCAGCTACCAATGTTGAGAGCTTTACCAACCCTAGAGACTCTCTGCCCAATGTATATACCAGCGTAACCGCTCGCGAGGTGGACTTTGTCACCCGGTTCAACGACAACTGGGAGGCCCTGCGGAACATCATGGGCATTATGCGGCCCATCCGAAAGACCCCCGGCACCCAGTTGATCTCCTACACCGCAAGCGTGGCGCTGGAGGACGGCGACGTTGGCCCCGGTGAGGTGATCCCCTATTCCAAGACCACTATCACTCAGGCCAAGAAGGACGACATCACCATCCAGAAGTACGCCAAGGCTGTGCCCATTGAGGACGTGGACAAGTACGGCGCGGAGATCGCCGTGGAGAAGTCCGACGATGCGTTCCTGACTAAGCTCCAGAATGTGGTGCTGGGCGATTTCTACACCTTCCTGAACACCGGCACTCTGACCGGTACCGCCACCACCTGGCAGGCCGCTCTGGCCCAGGCGCAGGGCAAGGTGCTGGACAAGTTTGCGGGCATGGCAAAGGACGTGACTCAGGTTGTAGGCTTTGCCAATATCCTTGACGCTTACGACTACCTGGGCACTGCTGACATCACAGTGCAGACCCAGTTTGGTATCAACTACATCCAGAATTTCATGGGTTACTCCACGTTGTTCCTGCTGCCCGCCACGATCTCCGGCGGCTCCGGCATTGCCAGGAACACCGTACTGGCCACTCCTGTTGAGAACATCGACCTGTACTACATCGATCCTGGAGACAGCGAGTTTGCCCGGCTGGGCCTGAATTACACCGTACAGGGGGAGACTAACCTGATTGGGTTCCACGCTCAGGGCAATTACAGCACCGCCGTTGGCGAGAGCTACGCCATTATGGGCATGAAGCTGTGGGCCGAGTATCTGGACGGCATTGCCAAGATTACCGTATCGGCGGGGGGGTAACGCCCCCGGTCGAAGAAACGGGCCTCGTCGGCTCGGGGGTAGTAGGTAAAGCCAAGGTTGGCAGAAAGAGAGGCACATAAATGGCGTATACACCAACTACATGGACAGACGGTGATCTGATTACCGCCGAAAAGCTGAACAAGCTGGAGGCGGGAGTACAAAACGAACAAGTTGGACCGCAGGGGCCGAAGGGAGATACCGGAGCACAGGGCCCGAAAGGCGCTGACGGGAAAAACGGCGCACAGGGCCCCGCCGGAGCGGATGGAAA